GTTCACAACCTGATAATAGAGAGTTTTTAGAGTATAGAGACACTAGTTATATGTCAGAATATAACCCAACTGGTGCAACTGGAGTTCCTAAATATTATGGATATTGGGATAAAGACACTATTGTTCTAGCTCCTACACCAGATGCTACCTACACAATTCAATTAAATTATATCTTGAAAGATCCGGGTTTATCGAGTACAAATACAGAAACATACATAAGTAAAGTTTTTCCCAACGGACTTTTGTATGCATGCTTAGTAGAAGCGTTTTCATTCTTAAAGGGGCCAAATGATCTCTTGCAATTATACGAAGGAAAGTATAAACAAGTGGTAGAAGGCTTCTCGATAGAACAAATGGGAAGACGAAGACGAGATGAATATCAAAGTGGTGTTCCTCGAGTCGGAGCAAAATAAATATATAAGGAGATAAACTATGGCTATATCACAAGCAATTTGCAATTCTTTCAAAAAAGAATTATTGGAAGGTGAGCATAATTTTGGTGTTGGTGATGACAAGTTTAAATTAGCTCTTTATACCGCAGGTGCGACTTTAACTTCTGCTACTACTTCATATACTACTTCAAACGAAGTGTCCCCTTCTGGACAATATACAGCAGGTGGTGGTGCGTTAGTTAATGCAGGAACATCAATCACTGCTGGTGTAGCAAGAGTTGATTTTAACAACTTATCATTTACTGGTGTAACATTAACTGCTAGAGGTGCATTGATTTACAATACATCTGCTACTGTTGCTAATGCAGCTGTCGCTGTATTGGATTTCGGTTCAGACAAAACTGCAACTTCTGGTACGTTTACAATTCAGTTTCCAGTAGCAACATCAACTGCAGCAATTTTAAGAATCTCTGGTTAATAGCGATAGGAGGTAAATTCCTATGGCAACTTGGGGAACGCTTACATGGGGCACAGGTAACTTTGGTGCGCAAAATGATGTTGACACCTCAGTTAGTGGAATAGGTGCGTCTTTTAACATAGGAACTATTGCAGCAACCGGAGAAATAAATATAGGTTGGGGTTCTGATACCTGGGGCTATGAAACTTGGGGCATATCAGGTTTAACTGTTGATTTAACAGGTATAGGTTTAACAGCTACATTAGATTCTGTTACAACAAAATCAGATGTTGATGACTTTACTGTAACAGGTGAAGAAATGACTTCAGTTGTTGGTGATGCTTTAGGATCAGCAACTGTAGATACACAGGTTACAGGTCAACCAATGACAGCAACGCTTCAATATCAAGAAGCGATTGTAGATCCAACAGGACAAGAATTAACAGCTAATGATGGCACAGCTGATTTAGATGCAAATACAATTGTAGAAGTATCAGCGACATCAGCTTCTACATGGGGATATAAATCTGCATGGGGATTTGGTGTATATGGTAATCAACAAATTACCACACTTGCAATGGCAATGCAGGAAAATGACGTTGACCCCGCACCTGATGCTGAAGCTACTGGTCAAGCAATGGCCATGTTCCAAGGTGAAGAAACAATCACTGGAGATGCTAATTTAGAGGTAACCGGTGAGGCTATGGCTGCAAATCAAGGTCAAGCAGAATTAGACGCTAATACAATAGCTGCTGTAACGGGTCAAGAATTGACCATGCAGGAAAATAATGTTGAAGTAAAAGGATTTGCTAATGTAACTTTAACAGGAATTGGCTTGACAACAGCTACAGGAAGCCTTAGAACACTAATATGGAACCAAGTAAATACTGGCACAGCACCAGTTGTTCCACCAGGTTGGCAAGAAGTTGACACCGCTGCTTAAAAACAATATATTGACTTTATAGTCAATTATTATAAAATTTAAATAATTGGAGACATAAAAAAATTATGGCAAACTCAACATCAGCTAATTTAAAATTAACTGTACAAGCAACTGGTGAAAACTCAGGAACTTGGGGACAGATTACAAATACAAACTTATTAATTCTTGAACAAGCTATTGGTGGTTATTCTGGTTTAACAGTTAATGACACCGCTGGAAATACTTTAACATTTACAAACGGTGCTTTATCAAATGGTAAAGATCAAGTAATTAAATTAACAGGAACATTAGCTGCAAATGTTAATGTTGTAGTTCCAGATTCAATTGAAAAAACTTACATCATTCATGATGGTTGTGACCATGCAGGTTATACTTTAACTTTTAAAACTGCAACAGGTACAGGTGTAGATTTATGTGAAGGTCACAAATATGTTTTATATTCAGATGGAACTAATGTTGAAAAAGCTTCTGAAGAAAGAGTATGGAGAGCAATCACTTCAGCTGAAACTGTACAAACAGGTGCACAAATTTTAGCAAATACAAATGGTGGAGCGTTTACAATCACTCTTCCTGCTTCACCTTCAACTGGAGATGAAGTATCAATTATTGACCAAGGATATGATTTTAATACAAATGCATTGACTGTTGGAAGAAACGGATCTAATATAGCAAACAGTGCAGCTGACCTAGTTGTCAATACACAAGGTGCTGGTTTCAGTTTAGTATATTCTGGAGACGCTACAACAGGTTGGACTTATAGGGAGAAATAGAATATGGCAAACTACGAAGCAACTAAATACGATTTTGATGGAGCTAACCTTACAGGTATTGAAGGTATTCCAACAGCGACAATTGTGCCGTGGTCAGATTCTTCTGTACCATCTGGTTTTTTAGAATGTAATGGTGCTGCAGTTTCAAGAACTACATACGCAGATTTATTTGCAATTATCGGTACAACTTATGGTGCAGGTAATGGTTCAACTACTTTTGATTTACCAGACCTACAAGATAACGTAGCAGTTGGAAAATCAGGAACTAAAAATTTAGCATCAACTGGTGGAGCGAACACTGTATCTTCAACTGGAAACGTTGGAGGTTCAACAGCTAACGCAACTTTATCAGTAGCTCAACTTGCTAGTCACGACCATGGTATGAACGTTGGTGGTAGAGCTATGGCTCAAAACCAACTTGACCAAGAACTTAGTGGTCAAGCTCCAGAAGGTAAGGTAACATTTAATACTGGATCAGGATCAGGGCACCAACATAACATGAGTGCTAACTTTACAGGAGATGCAACTTCAGTAGTTCAACCATATTTAACAGTAATTTATATTATTAAAACTTAGGAGAAGAAATGGCAGCTAAAGGAACTTGGACAGTAATATTTGATGACAAAATTATTATAAATCAATCAGATTTTAATCCAATGGATGGTCAACCTATTGGTTATAAAATTAATGATGATGCTTTTTGGAATAACCCTTCTTATTCAAATTTTTGGGCGGTTCAATATCAAAATTCAAATAATTCAGATGAAGTAGAATTTAAGGATGAAACTCCTAATGATACTTGGGCTAGCACTGGTTTAGATTTTCAACCATTTATTGATAAATGGAACGCAGCTAATTTAGTATATCAACAACAAGAATGGGATGGTGATAATGTTGATGGAGAAACTGAAGCTGAAAAAATTGCTAGATTAGGCCCAAGACCTACTGCATAAAAATTTATATTTCAACAACAATATTTAAAGAAAACCTATTTAAATCTTTTGTAGGTGCTATTCCTTTATGTTTTATTTTACTTGGAAAAAATAAAGCTTCAGATTCAATGGAATTATAAAAAGTATTTTTATCATTTACGCTAAATTCTGTTCCACCATCATTGGTGTGTAAATTATAAACAATAGAAAAAAACTTATCTAAACTTTCATCAGAATGTAATTCCATTTTACTGCCTGAATGATACCAATTCCAATGTATTCTGTTTATTGATTTAAATTTAAAAAAAGTATTTTTTTCTATTATGTCAGATATAAAATATGCAAAAAAATTTAAACTATTATTGTCTATATATTTAAATGAATTGTTATAAGTTTTTAAAGTAAAACCAGCATCTGGTTTATTAACGTTTATTTGATTACTATTGTTATCGTACCCAAAACCCCAGCCATCAATTTCTGATAACAAACTAATTATTCTTTTATTTGTTTTAGTTGGAATATCTGTGTTTATTTTTTTAATCACGGTCGCAGTAACATCCAAGAGGTTAAAATATATTTTTCTCCTGATAAGGGCGGATTACCTCTGTGTAAATACGGAAAAGCTGCTGGCCAAATAACTATTCTACCAGTTTTTGGTTTTACTCTTTTTGAAAAATGTAAGAATTCTGTTTCTCCTCCTTCTTCTACATCATTTAAATATATTGAAAAAACAAAAGCTCTTGGTTCAGTTTTATATCCTTTTCCATGTTCTATGTGCCAAACGTGATAACCTTCTGTAGGTAATGTTTTTTGTATTTTTAAATCTGTAAAATGAAAAGGAACTCTATACGCATCACTAGCCCCTGTATGTTTAGTATAATGATTCCATGCTAAATCAAAATTTACCATCATGGGTTTTAACTCTTCCCACCAGATATCCATATTATTAGGTATTGCAAAAAACTGTTGATCCTGTTTGTCTAGTATAGATGCTTTTTCAAAACCAATTCGATTAATGGTGTTATTAAATTTATTTTGATCTTCATATAACTTAATAGCTTTGTTACATTCTTCTTGGGTAATGTAATTATCATATACACCAATAAAATTAGTTATATTTACAGTTTTTTCATTCATTTAATCATCTCTATAATTTTTATGTTACCTGCAATTGTTATGTTATTAGAGTTAGGCTTCACCCAATGCTCTAAATAAGAAGGAAAAATTATTAAATCTCCTTGTTCTAGTTTTGGTTTGCAATGCTTATCAAATATTTTACTATCCCGCATCTCTAATAAATTTTTAACTGGATTGTTAAAAATTGTATAAGACTTATCTACTTTATAATATATTATAAAAGAAAAATCACTT